CCAGGCGAACGTGCTGCGCTCGATCTGCCCAGTTTCTTCAATCGACTCGAAGCGCACCATTACCGTGGAAGGAAACCTCCCCACGACAGCGCTCGTTGCAGAAGCCGGTTCGATTACCGCGTCCGACCCAACGTTCGGCACCGCCATCTCCGTCGTGCCCTACAAGTACGTTTGCGCAACGCAGATGTCGCAGGAGTTCATCGAAGACGCGATCGGCCAAGGTGGCATCGGCAGTGGCCTCGATTGGGTTGCAAGCCGCATCGGCCTTTCGATGGCGCTCAAAATGGAAGAGGCGTACACCATCGGCACCGGATCGAGCCAACCGGAAGGCATTGCGGGATCTTCGGCAAACACCAAGATTTCTGGTGTCTCGCAACAAACCGACATCGCTGGCGCCGTCGAAACCGTTACGGCAGACAACGTCATTGATACCTTTCACCTTGTTCCGCCTCAGTACCGCAACTCGCCGCGGTTCCGTTGGCTTCTCTCTGATACGTTCGTGCGCGTCGCTCGCAAGTTGAAGAACTCTTACGTGACTTCCGGCGCGACGGAATACATTTGGACGCAAGCGCAATCGAACGCTGGAACGATGGTCGGCGGCGCTCCCGGCTTGCTCTACGGTGTTCCGTACAGCATCGGTCAGTACGTGCGAACGGCCAACACGGATGAGAACGTGTTTGCGGTCATCGGCGACTTCAACTACTTCGAAATTTTTGATCGCACTGGAATGACGTCCCTCGTTGACCCGTACTCGGCGGCGAGCACGCACCAGGTCACCCTCTACACGTACGCGCGAACCGATTCCAAGATCATGCTTGCGAACGCGTTCGCTGCAATCACGGCCTGAGCATTTCTTACCTTTCGCTCGCGCTGGGGGGAAACCCCCGGCGCGGGTTTATGGCAGTGACACTCGCAACCGTAAAAACGGCGCTGAAGATCGACTACAGCGATGATGACACCGAGCTAACCCGGCTCATCGGTGTCGCTACGTCGTGGGTCGAGCGCTACACGGGCTTGGCGCTCACCCAATCGTCACGCACGATGTACTTGCGAGATTGGAAGCGCACGGTGTTCGCGGTGCAGCCGTACGTATCGCTTACGTCGGTGACGTACACGAGCACCGGCGGTTCAACGGTGACGATGACGAGTGGAACCGATTACTGGGTTGACTTGTCACAGGATCTCGCGGCGCTTGAATTCCTTGACGAGCCCGCGATGAAAGATGGAACGCTCGCAACCGTCACGTACGTCGGCGGCTACTCGACCGAACCGAATGAGGTGGTGCAAGCCATCGTGTCTTTGGTGGGCCTGTACTACAACAACCCAGAAGCCGCGCAGCCCGTCGCGCTGTCGGTGGTGCCGCTCGGCGCTCAGTTCATGCTTGAGCACTTGCGAGTGCGGGGGCCGTTCCGATGATCTCATCGGGCCTCACGCGTTTCCGATTGATCGTGCTTCGCGCGTCGGGCAATAGCCCCGACTCGCTCGGCCGCCGCGCTACGACGTTCACCAACGTCGGCACGATCGTTTGCGACGTGCGCGAATCTTCGCCGGTTGAGACGTCATACGGCGACGGAGTCGCGGTAGTTGGCGCGTATGAAATTCGTACCCGTTGGCCGAACATCGCGCGGTTGACTGTCACCGCAATTGATCGCTTGCAGTACGGCACAAAAGTGCTGCGCATTAACGGCATACGCGACATGGATCAAAGGCGGAGGGTAGCAGTCATCGACTGCACTGAAATCGCATGAGCGCCACCTCACTCATCAGCGATATCGTGAGCACGCTTGAGTCGCAAACAACCGCGGCTAGGCGCGTGTACTACGGAACACGCTTGCAAACTTCGACACTGCCAGCGATCACGTTTGAGATTCAGTCGGGCACGCGCGTGGCGCTCGGGAACCAAAACACGCTGTCTGCCTATGACGTCACGTTTAATGCAGTGAGCGACGACGTGAGCGCAGCCACGACGCTAGACGGCGAAATCCGCAACAACGTCGGACTACTCGCGGGGGCGACTGTCATTTGCACCCAGTACGGAACCTTGCAGGAACCCGTTGCCGAGAACGGCGATGAGGCGGGCCTGTACATCGTCACGAGTCAATTCACAATCTATCAGGAAGGCCCCTAATGCCATCACCAACCACAGCAGCAAGCGTCAAGTTGGGCGCCGCAACCATCGTCGACGTGAGCGCCGCGACTGTCTCGGTCACGCGTCAACAAATTGACGTCACCGCGATCGGCGACACGCACAAGCACCACGTGCAGGGTTTCCTTGAGGGCACCGTGCAAATCGAGGTGTTTTACGATTCGGCAACCAATAACGCCGACGTACTCAGTGGCATTTCGAGCGGCACAATTATTAACGAGGCGGAAGTCATTTGGGCCGCAAACAAGTCGATTAAGGGCAAGGCATTCGTGCAGGAGGCATCGCTTAGCGTTGCACCGAATGACGTCGCACGGTTGACCGCTACGCTTCTGTTCTCCCAAAATGCCATTACGGTAGTCCCATGAGCCCTTCAATCGTTGACGCCTTTCTCTCCCGCCCTGCTGTCGTGCAGTTCGACGGCAGGGAGGTTTCGCTGTCGCGGCCGACCGTGGCGCATTTCATCGCAGCGCAAGACGCCGAATCTCGCGGCGAGTTCATGCCCGCCTGGTACGTGTGGCAGCACGTGCTCGACGAGAACGGCCGCCAGGCATTCAAGTCGATTGAGTACGTCAAGGAAATCTGCAATGCGCCGATGGTGATGCGACTCGCTCGACTGATCGAGCCGCTTTACTTGGAGGGCTTGGACTTGCCAGCGCCGCACGCGAAATCCTGAGTGCGGCGGAATTGAAGGTGCAACTAGATACCCCGCTCGCCGTGTTTCTCGCCCTTCGAGGGCACAAGGCTTTTTCCCATGACATCGCTTCCAAATTTCAAAAGCAAGACGTTTGCAGTTGGATGCGAAATCGACGCGAAAGCGCTCGAGCAAATCAACCATCGCCTGTTGCAACTCAGTGAGAAGGACGCGCGCAACGCCATGCGCCGCGGGTTTACCAAGTGGGGCAAGTTCACCAAGAAAGCGCTTGAGGCCACAGCGCCATTCGGAAAGACCAGAGCAACCGAGCGCGTACGCGGGGCCGTGCGTCCAAACGTCCACCTCAAGTGGTCGGTGATTACAAAGGTCAAGGGCTACAGCAAGGGCTTGGTTACTTGGATCGGTGTAGGTGTGAAGCGCATTGACGGCAGCTACCTGACGCCACACTGGTACCTCGGATGGCTTGAAAACGGCCACGCGATCAAACGCGCAACATCGCAAGCCGAGCGCATCGCGTTGAAGCAGCGCGGCGAGCGCGGCCGAGCGCTCAACTTCCGCGTGGTCGGCCAGTCGCAACCAAGAAACTGGATCAAGAAATACCGAGCGCCACTGAGCGCCGCGGCCGTGCGATTCGTCGAGCCCGAGGTAGAGAAAGCGATAAAGGAGGCGGGCCTTGGCTAAAATCTCACGCGTCAATATCGCCATTACCGGCGATTCAAAGGGCTTGCAAGCCGCGACAGATTCCGCGCGGCGCGAACTTAACCGGCTCAACGCGGCGGCCGAAAGCACCAACAAGAAACTCAAGAGTTTCGGCGAATCGGCGATGCGCACCCAAGGTGCGCTCGGTCAATTCGGCGTCGGTGGAAAGGGCTTGGGAATGCTCGGCGGGCTCGCTCAGGTCGGCGCTATGGGCGGGCTGGGGCTTGGCCTGGGCGCCGCAGGGCTTGCGCTCGGTGCCGCGACGATGGGAATTGGCGCGGTTGGTGCATTGCCCGACGTGCGACGCCGTGCAACCTCAGCGCTTGAGGAAACTCAAATGGATCAGCGCAGACGCATCGAGGAATTTGGTTTCTCGCGCATGATCGCCGAGCAAATCGCGGCACGTGCGCCAGTATCAACACCCGCCGGGGCTATGGGCATTGGCGAAGCGTTCTCGCAGGGCCTCGCTACCCAGGGCGGCTCGCTTGCGGAAGTGATGATGAATGAGGTGCCGAAAGCGATTGCCACCGAACTTGGTGCATTGCTCGGCGGTGCATCGCTCGCAGAAGCCGGTGCGCTTGGCCGATCACAAATGATGAGTGGCGATGCAATGCAAGATGCAAATCGTTCAATCGGGCTTATGAATCAAATGCCATCATGGACGATGGATATCCTGCGATGGATGAGCAAGTGACCTATGCCAACCGCAACCGCCATTTCCCGCAGCGCGATCACCGCTCAGAACTTCAGCGAGGGCGGGCCGTCGCAGGCATCGACGTACAGCGTCGTGCGCCGCGTAACGATGAATGGCACGGTTGACGTTGAGAACGCCACACAAATGGCGCTCGTGCTCGGTGCGTTTGGTGCGCCGCTTTCATCGCTACGAACGACGATGGTGCTGACCGAGCGCATGGGAATGATGCGCTTGCGGACGGTCTCGGCCACCCCAGTGCCAAACACCGAATCAAGCGTGTTTGACGTAACTGCGAAGTATGACCAACTCTACACGTGGAACACGGGAACGGGTCTTGCGAAACTGCAAGTGCCCGTAGAGGTTGACTTGGACGCGACGCCGCGCAGCGTGCTTATGTATCGCTCGCCTTCCTTTTCCACGAGCCCGAGCGCGAACCTGAACACGACCACCGACATCGGTGGCACGAAAGTCGATTACGCGGGCAAGCCGATCCAAGCGCTTATCTCGCAAATGACGATGCGCATCAGCATGATCGTTGATTGCAGCAGCCAACCAAGTGGCGCGGCGCGCACGCTCGTCACGGTTTTCGACAAAGTGTCTACGTGTTCAAACAAATGGAATTCAGCAGCTTTCCCACATTTCTCCGGCGCTAACACCGTGCTTTGCGAAACTGGAAGTGTTTCTCACGTGCGCGATGAATACTATCGCGCCACTTTCAATTTCCGATGGGATGAGTGGTTGCTCTGCGAGCAACAACCGAAAACCGACGTGTGGGGAAAGGCTGCGCTGGATGCGAGCGGCGCTGCAAACACGGTCACATGGAAATCAAACGTGCGCTCTTCAATCAATCTCACCAGTATCTTTGATTTAAGTTCTGACCCGACGTTAGCGCAGCAGATTGCCCGCGAAGGCTCGTTTATCACCTACCCATGATTCAAACGCACTCACAACGCGTGGCGGCGACGAACACGGCACAGATGGCCGCGGCGTTGCCGTCTGAGTCGCGGGAGCGCACGCAGCTCGACACAGTGCCATTTATCCTCGGCAAGATCACGGGCTCGACTGCGCTGCCATCGCCTGAGGTCAACCGATGGTTGTACACCTGGACACAAGCAAACATCGGCAGCACCAACCGCTACATATTTGAGGTGCCCGTATCAGAAGCGTGGTACTACGGCGAAGCGCTCAACACGAATGAGGCCGCCAACACCACGACTTTTATCGGGCCCAACATCGATCCGGCAAACGTGCCCGCAGGCTTTCAGGTGAAGCCCGTGGCCGTCGGTATGTATGTACTGCTTTACCCAGGCCGTCGCGTTGACGGCTCACCCATTTGGCTCTTTGCCGTTGAAAACGCAATCGACGGCACCTGCTGAGGTTTCCTATGGCTGTCATATTTCACACACCAACTGCTATCAACGGGCTCAATGGCGCATGGACAGCGCTTCCCGCGCTTCCCGCTGGCGTTGATCCCATGCGCCGCGTGATTCTCAAAGTTACAAACACCGCGCAAACTTCTGCACAGGCGTTCCGTGTTGGTTTCGGCACGGCTGGCGGCACTAGCGATGTTGCAAACGTGTACGTTGACAACGCGGGCACGATGGATCTCGGCGTGTGTCATTACCCGTCGGTGATTGTGCGACGCAACGACAACGACAGCGGATCGCCGAACGGCTTTGTGTTTTGCATGTCCTTCAGCCAAATGGATGAAGGCCCGCGGGGGGTGTCTTAATGGCTCTACGATTTCAGGTACCATTGTCTATGAACGGGCCAAGTGGTCAGTGGCAAGCGCTGACGGTTGGCGGCGCAATCACTGGCCAAGACCCCATGAAAAACGTCGTGGTTACTTGCTCGAGCGCGTTTATGCTCGGCACGTGCACGGCGGGTGCTTCTGCGGTTGATTCCGGTTGGTTTTGGTTTGACGCGGGACGCCACAACCTTGGCGTCGTCGACTTCACAAAGATCACCGTTCGTGGCGTGAGCGGAAGCGGCGTGTCGCTGTTTTGCTGTCACTGGGATCAAGGCGACTGGGGCCCTGAAGGGAACTAAAATGACATTTCCCGAACTTGCACAACTCGTTGCGCCATTCGTCGCCGTGTTGACGGCAAGCGCGTGGTTGCATGGCACGATTGCCAGCCTTCGCGAGACCATCGCGATGCTGAGCGAGCGTGTGAGATATCTTGAAGCCGAGGTGGAACGCCTCAGGGGGGGAAAATGAGTTGGAGAACTACCACCGCGGGTATCGCTGCAATCGTTGTCGCTGTCGGCACCGCAGTCGGCGCTTTATTCGACGCCGACCCGCTTACGCTGCCTGATTGGGGCGCAGTCGCTGCGGCTGTCATGGCTGGCATCGGGTTGCTCGCCGCGCGTGACAACAAGGTGAGCAGCGAGCAAGCGGGCGCAAAGTGATCTATGAAATCCTTCGCGCTGTCATCGATTCGATCGTTAAGTGGCTTTCAGCGCCTCGCGTGGTTCGCGTTGTGGGTGGCGGTTCTCGCATCGCTGAACGCGTGCGGGCCGCAATACGTCGCCGCACCAGACTCTCCGATGCTAATCGTGGAGGGGAAGGGCAGGGTACGCGTGGCGATGCTCGACGGTGACGACATGGTCGACATCGGGTGGATCGACGCCGCTGAGCTCGAAGGTCAAACCGTGGTGAAATACGATTGGGTCAACCATGAGTAACCACCGTTGGTGCTGCTGTGAGGGCGCGATTGACTGCTGCGAAATGCAATCGTGCGCGAATTTCGTCACGCCCAACACCATTACGGTGACGTATAGCGGCACGATCACCCGGCACTGGTCAACGGGTCAAAGTGAAGTAGTTGTTGAGTACACCTACACCGTGGCAAGCGATAGCGCGTTTGTGCAGCGCGGTAACAGTTGCACGGAGGACGCTCCACGCGAGTTTGGATGTCCGACGGCGCAATTTAGTTACGACTACAAAGTCCACTTCTACTCATCAGATACCAACAACGAGGATTATTTAACTGGTAACCAACCCTGTGGCGGTTGTGACGATCAGTACAAGTGCGATTACAACATCGTTTATTGCCGATATCGCACCGATCGGTACTACGGCACTCCAAGAACAGTCAACGGCCAAGCTTTTCTTTTTGGCTCGGGCTGTTGCCAGCATCGCCTAACAAACAATTCGGTTCTCCGTTTGCTTTGCTGCAACAACTGCGGCTGTGCTCGGCCTGCGGTGCACTACACACCGAGCGTAACCATTTGGTCGACGGCAAACGACTTTTACACGTTGACCCCGCTTTGCTGCACATCCGATCCTCCATTTTCAGGCGGTGGCACATGGTTCCTTCCGCAGTTCCAAGTCATGGCAAAATGTGGCTGCCCCGTGCTCGGTAGTTGGACAAGTTCGAATATCGTGACTGATTGCGCGGCGCCCGACGTGGCGGGCGATTTCATTTCAGGACAAGGAAGCGCGTGT